GACCGTCCTGCAAGTCCTGACTGGTATCCTGATTAGTACCCTGATGATTGGTATCCTGATTTGTCGGAGATTTTTCCGACCCTTGCTCGGATTTTTCTCCGACCTCGCTCGGATTTTTTTCCGAGGTAGATCGGATTTTTTTCCGACCTTTGTTCTGTGGCGGGGTCGGATATTTTTCCGATCCATCAAGCTTCTGGTTCCACTCGATCGCCTTCTCCGTCAGGCGAAATAGAGTGATGTTCGAGGTGCTGGAAAGCTCAATCAAACCGGCCTCTTCCAGGGCCTTCAGCATGCGGTAAGCGGTATCTGGCTTGTCGGTGAGCAGCGGCAGCTCCTCAATAATCTTGGCCTTGCTCAGCGCGAAGAAGATCCCGTCATCAGTTTTGATTGGCTTGGTCCAGCTCGGGCAGCCGTAGACGAAGGCGAACAGCAGGGCCTGCTGAGAATTCAGCCCCCACTCCAGCGCCTTCACCTGATTGATCGTGACGGTGTATTGCATGTCAGGTATTCCTGACCGGGTGAGAAAGCACAGAAGTACGCGACACGTTTTGCGAACTCTGAAAACGTGTCGCGCCATTGGACGAGGTATTGCTTGAATTGGGTCGGCTCTGCATAATCTGGCCTCTCTAGTTTTACGAATCAGCCGACCTTCTCCGTCGGCTTTTTTGTGTCTGAAATTCAGGCGACCTTCAGCGACTCGCGCAGCACATGCAGCGCGTCAATGGCTTCTTGAATGGCTTTATCGCCCTGGGCTTTTTCGTGCTGACTGATGTGGTTGTCTGCGGTGGCGTCGAAGATCAGCCGGCCAACGTCGCCGCATTCAGCAGTCAGATGGCAAAGCGCGACAATCAGGGGTTTCGGCTCAGGGCGCTTGCGCGACACCAGATCAAAGCCGAACTCATCGGCCAAGGCCGCCAGCGGTCCCTTGTCACCGGTGTGCAGCAAGATCCCGTACAAATGCTCGATGGTCAGGTGGTGAGCGTCGTTGTCCGGGTTTGCGCGCTGGAGCAGGCTCACATGCGGAACGCCCATCTTGGCGCTCAGCGACTTCGCTTCGTTGTCCTTGACCGCGTCATGGCAGGCCCGCAGGAACTTGTCCATTCGTAAAACCTCGTTTCTGTTTCCGTGGTGGCGTAATGCCAACAAGGCGATCATTCGTTCATCAACTGAAAAGGGATGAACCCATGACCCTTTTGTCTTCCAGTCCCGAAACAGGGACCAGAGCCAATCTTGAATTTCGTTACTGGCCTGCCCTTCTCTTCCTACGGTCCCTAATAAGGGCTGTGAATCACCGCTTCGGAGGGAAGGCAACCACGTTGCTCTCGGGCGGAACGCTGTCGCAGATCGCCTTCTTGAGTCCTGGCATCGCCAGTCTTAAAAGCTCGGAAGCCAAGGCATCCGGAGTGATTCCAATCTCTGACGCCCATCGCGCCAGCTCTTCTGTTGCGCCCTTCCTGAGTTCCACTACTGCACTGGGCATGAATTCCCCTCTATGGCCTTCTCAGGCGCGTCTTTTCTCCAGCTCAAACGGCAGCTCCCCGAGCGTCCGCTTGACCTCCAGCGCGGCCTCGATGATTTCTCGGCTGAGCACGCTGTGTTGCAGCTTCATGTCGCGGGCAACGTCCTTGAGTTCTTGGAAGACTTCGTCATCGAGACGCACCTTCACCTGGTGCTCGTGCCGATGCGCTTTGTCGTCGTAGGCCATGGGTTCACTTCCGGGGTCGGGTGGAGTGGCTCGGGTTAGGCGGCGGAAAGGGTTTGGCTGGGCGCAGAGTTGATCTGCCCCCAAGGAAAAGATGGGCAGAGGTCGGCCTTTTTAATTTGGCCTTCGGTCAATGCCTCGATTTGCAACGCACGCTTTGCTGGTACCGCGCGCTCGCCTGAGCACCATTGGTTGACGGTGGGCGCTGTAACCCGCAGGAGGCGCGCCATCTCCGCCTGGCTGCCCAGCAAACGGGATGCTTCTTTGGCTGCTTCTGCTGATTTCATGATTTCTCTCCTGGAGACTGAATGTGAATATAAGGCATTACCTTATCTTCGACAAGCCATTGCCTAACCAATCCGTCGATAGGCTTAATTAGGTAATGCTTACCGGACCAGAATTAGGCGCGGCCATTGAGGCAGCGCGGATCGCCATGGGCGTATCCAAAAAGAAACTCGCAGACGACTTCAACGTGAAGCCTCCGTCGGTACAGGGCTGGGTAAAAAACGGCCGGATCGACAAGTCAAAACTGATGGATGTGATCGCTTATTTCGCTGATGTCGTTGGCCCCGAACACTGGGGCTTGAAATCTGGCTTCGCATACGAAAACCATTCGGATGATTCTGCCGGCGTGGCATCCACTGCAAATGACGCGCAAACGCTTTCCTTATCCGCGACCGAGCAGTTGAAAGCGGCCTTAGCAAAAGTGAAAGGCCTGTCGGCGGAAGCGCGAAGCCGCCTGCTTGCAGTGGCTGAAGCCGACGATGGCGGCGGTGTCATCGAGATCGACTACTACCGACCCGGAGTCGTGGGTGACGAGGTGTGGATCGCACACTACGACGTCCGTGCCGCCATGGGTGGCGGGCAAATACCACACGACTACCCGGAATTGCTCCAGGACGTGAGAGTAAGCCCTCAGCATCTGCGCGAGATGGGCGTCGAGTTCAAGGAGCACTTCCATCTCAAGATGGTGACCGGCTGGGGTCAGTCGATGGCGCCGACGATCAAGCACCGCGACCCGCTCCTGGTCGACATCAGCATTCGCGAGTTCGTCGGGGATGGAATCTACATGTTCTCTTGGGAAGGTCACCTCTATATCAAGCGGCTCCAATGGGTTGGCGATGATCAGATCAAAATGATTTCTGATAATTCGAAGCACCCACCGCAAACGATCAGAGCTGATGAAACCTACATCCAGGCGCGCGTGCTGCTGGTGTGGAATGCTCATCTTTTGTAGCTATATCAACGCGGGCGGCAGCATCGTGGTTTGGGCAAAGGCCATCCGGACGCTCAAGAATTTTGTTACCAATATCGAAGCTCCGCAGATTTATCTGCGAACATGACGGAAGGACACATGGATAAGTCAGCCCCCAATTTCGAAGATGCTACTGAAGGCGCACCTGCAGAAGCTCGCCTCCCCGTTGAGGCTTCTTTTCAGAAAACTCTACTTCCGGTAGAAGTGATTACTACACACACTTCCAACCTGGGATCAGCAGACCTCAAAATTATCGTTGAAGGGCGCGACGGCAAACACTATGCAGTCAAGACAGTCGCAGACGGAAACGGTCGGGTTCCTGCCTCTGAGCTATTTTGTTATGAGCTTGCATATAAAGTAGTCCTCCCGACTCCTCCTTACTCATTCATAGCCATGCCATCAGGTGAGCTGGCATTCGGCTCCGTTTGGGAAGGTGGAGTAGTAAATGGTAATAAAGCCATAAACTACCAAGCGTTTATTCATAGCGTACTCGTAGGCACCACTCCAGTAGCGAATCTGAAGCGATTTTTTAGCCGATTGTACGCATTCGACTTATTCGTAAATAATGTCGATAGGCACTGGGGCAATTACCTTTGGAGAACTAGCTTTGGCGACTCCATAATTGCCCTGGCATTCGACTTTAGTAGAGCCTGCTTTGAAATTGATCACAAAGGGTTTGAGGCGACCGAGCCCGCCACAAATACTCAGATAGTGTTTTCAATGCTAAACGTTACTAAAAACTATATACGGAGCGAAGCCGTAGACTGCCTTGAAGAGATAAGAAAAATTACCGCAGAAGATATCTCTGCTATACTTTCGAACTTTCCGCTAAACTGGATGTCGAAAGTTGATAGGCAAAAATATATTGAGTGGTGGGAGTCTCCCGCTCGAAATGATCGTATTGACGCACTAATGAAATTTTTGTGAGGGTAATAAAATGATTACCTTTAAGTACGCCTTAATAAAGTACATGCCTGACCCCAAGCGCGGGGAGATCGTCAATATAGGGCTAGTAGTTTTTACTGACTCAAAGGTTGACGTTAGAACGCTAAGCGCCTCGGCGAAAGCGAGAATTCTGGACGGCACCTCCGAGCCTTCCGATCTTGATTCGCTAAGATCCGGCTTGGAGTCTATTGCTAGCTGGGCAAAATCACCAGAGCAAGCTTCTCAATACTTGAGTACATTTGGCCAATCCCGAACATATCTTTCCGGCATAGATGTTTTCATAATTGATGACATACATCAGTATGAGCGTAGAGTTTCCAATCTCTTTAACGAACTAGTCAAACCTTTTTCTTCTAAAGAACGAGCACACAGAAACTCACGCCTTAGCACCTATCTTAAAAATACATTCGAACGAATGGAGATTTTAGGGAAAGACTCTGACGATTTAAGCAAGCACAAAATAATCCATAATTATCAGCTTAGTGATAAAACAGGATTTTCAGCTGATTTTCTTTTGAAAAATGGCCGATTCCACATTACTGAAGCCATTGACTTCAATGTAAACGATACCAATTCCAAATTCAAAGAAACGACCATGAAAGTAATGACATTCATGGAAGGTAGAAAAGCCTTAGGCGAAGATTCGGCAAGGTATTTTGTATACTCCGCCTCCCCTAGCAAAGAGAAAGAAGTAGTGGCACATCTAAATCTTGCTGAAGAATATAGCGACAAGCTTTTTAACATCGAATCCAAAGAAGAGAAAACTAGCTACTTCAGCTTGATGTCTGAATTGGTGGGCGCTGCCTCTCTCCAACTACACTGACTTGTTTGCTCCACAAAAGCCCGCCACTGAGCGGGCTTTTTGTTGCCTGCTACGCTTTTCCTCACGTAAAGGAGGACCAAGCCATGCCGACCAACGACCTCATCCCTTCTCTGATCTACAAGCTCAATGAAAACCAGCTCGCTATTGCAGAAGCAATTGAAGGCATCTCCTTTTGGATAGAGCAGCTGCATGGCCCGGCAGAGGATGCAGTCAGAATCCGCAATTCCCTGACCAAGCTCGATGATAATTTGGAGTTCATCACGCGCGGAGTCGCCGAACTGATGAATGACTAAGGCTGTCCAGCGCCGGGCTTTTTTCGCTCCTGCGACATGCTTTTCACGAAGCGATCACAGAATAAAGCGCAGATTGTCGCTACTCCTTACATCCTTAGCCCGCCCGCATGCGGGCTATTTTTTGGTCGGGGTTTGGCTCTCCATCCGCCTGATCGAAATCGAAGCCCGCCCCGTCCGGGCTTTTTCGTTCCAGCCAACCCTGCTCGCCAATGGTGGCTGTGAGCCATGAATGGTAAAATTCAGGCTCATTTATGGGAGGGAATCGATGAAAGGATTGGGGAAGGCAATACTGTTCGTGGGCGTTTGCTGGGCTGTGTTTGCGCTCAACATGGACGTGTCGGTATCCACAGGATCCGGTGGCAGAGTGAACAACTTGGGACTAATGGCCGATCGTCAGATTCACACCATTCTTGGTGGGATAATTGCCTTGGCAGGGTTACTGATGATTTTGCTAGTAGGTCGGACGACGGCAGCGCTCATCGAAACTGACTCGCGTCCCTGTCCTCTATGCGCCGAGCCAATCAAGAACGCCGCCATCAAATGCAAACACTGTGGCTCGGATGTTGAGGCTGCCCCCATACACTCGGTCAGTAGCAAGTACCCGCCGAACTTTGATGGTGCTGAGAGCAAACCATTGTACGGGTGGACCGTCCGCATTCCGGATGTCGGCCCAAGAGCCGAGGATGTTACTGATCTTTTGAAAAAGATAGACCTTCCACTCATGACTACCGATGGCGGCACCATAGTCACCGGCCCATACGAGAACGAAAAGGCAGCAAAGGCAGTTGTGATACGTCTTGGTGATATCCATAACATCCAAAGCAACATGTATTGGGTTCCACCCGCCTCATAACCGCCACGAATGGCAAGACGAGCCCGCCACTGAGCGGGCTTTATTGTGTCTTTTAGCTCTAGGCGACTACTCCTTCCCGCCGTATCGATGCCAGGCCAGGACGATCTCCTTCATCGCATTTTTTTGCGCTTCTGGCAGGACGAAGTCGTGGTAGTACTGACGCCCGTCATAGCGAATTACCACCTTCTTGGCAGCAATGATCTTGTTCAGCATGGCCATGTTTTCGACTGGTGAGTCTGACCACTCCCAAATACTGCCCGAGCCGTTGTCACGCTCAAAATCCATCTTATCCAAATTGAAGACCTGATCATCTGCCTTGATAGTCACGCTTTGAACGAATAGCCAGCTGTCTGCGTAGTAGTTAAATTTCATCCGCAGCGGGTATACGGAAGCTGATCCGTTCTTTGTACCGAAATACAAAGACATGTAGTTATCCAGCACAGGCTGTGATTTGTGCGAAATCCATGTGACCCCTTTTATCTCATCCGTGTTCTTCCTCAGGTTCGCATCGAGGCGGGCGAGGGTTTGCCGCTGCTCCTCTGCGGCTTTAGCAGCTTCAAGCTGTTTTGCTTTCTCGACAGCTTCAATCTTGGCGTTTACATCGCTCAACACAGACTTGGCGCCTTGAGCCTGTTGAGTCTCTGGGTAACGGGCGATTAGATCTGTAAGCGTCTGCTTTGCCAGAACGAGGTTCGTCTGAGAAATTTCGTTCTTCGCTTTCGCCAGCAATCGATCCGGGCCGTTTCTTTCAGCCTCCAGCTCTGCGCGTAAGGCAGTGACTTCCCCCTGGAGCTTATTAACCTCTTGTTGAAGCTTCGCTGCGTTTTCCTTATCAGCCTGGCCGCAGGCCGTGAGTGAAACCGCGAGCCCTAAAGCTAAGAAAATTTTATTCATGAATCCCTTCTCCGTTTGAATACGGGAATCCTATCAAAATGCCATTACTCAAGCTCGCCCCTTGCGGGCCTTTTATTACCAGCTAGAAAGGCGCCGCCTCCTCCACCGCCTCCATGCTGTCGACCTCCATCACGCGATCCTCTTCGGCCTGGGCCTCCCATCTCAGCGTCACCGACTCGTCGTCGTTAGACGTCATGTCTATGCCGTCCGTCTCGGATAGCAGCCCCATCACCTCCTCCCACTCCCGATCTCCGTCCGTGTCCAGGCGATGAATCGTTACCCAGCGCTGAATCTGTGCGACCGGGTGATTGATCATTGACGAGACCCTCAGACCAAGCCGCTCTATCCCGCTTACTTCCTGTCGCTCTGCCCGCTTTTCTTGTTTTCTCGCCTTCGCCATTTAATCCCTCCAAATACTGGATATACATACAGGTTTAGCAAATGTTATCTCAGTGCTTACGAATTGCATATCCAGAGAAGGCCTTTTCGATGAGGCATATTTTCTCAAAATAATTAGGCATTACCTATTTACATGCATTAGGCATTGGCTTATCTTCACTCCATCGCAACCCAGTCCCCACATCGGGACCAGTTGCGAAGGGTCGAGAGATCCGCCGCTCTTTAACAACTCAGGATCCTCGCCATCGACTACCCCGGGGTTCAGCCGGTAAGGGCGAGCAATAAACAGTCGATGCCATTGCCAGCTCTGGAACTGGCCGCACTCCCAAATGTGAGTGTGCGAAACCACGCAAGCCACCCGATGTGACGCCAGATGCGGCAGCGGGCAGCGAGAGGACTCCGGCGATGAGCGTGGTGGAGAAACGGAATTTTTCACTGATGCACCTGGTGACGGGTGCATTGGGAAGACAACCGGAGCAAGCGCCATGGATCAACCAGCAATAACACCAACGAAATGCACCCGCTGCGGAAAGCCAGCCTCCCCCGTGGTTTACAAAACCATCATCGATCAAGCCTACGACCCGGTGCGAAAGAGGAAATACGTTCGGCAACAAAACTTGCCGTTCTGTAGCGAGGAACACGCAAATCACCACCAATGGTCTTGCGAAGGTTGAACGATTTCACTGGCTGGCCTTGGCGATAGGGCCAGACGGGAAATCAACCAGGCGACATAAATAGGACGAGGTAAAGACCATGACTGTAGACATCAGCAACTTCACCATCGCTACACCGCTTCCAATTTCCGAGAGCAACCCCATCGCACTTGAACTCATCGGTTGGCGAGCGCTGCTCGAATGTCCAGAGGTTATCTCGATGCTTCCAGATGGTTCTCTGCAGATGACTGCGCCAACCCTCGGTGCCTCAAGCAAGAGCACAAAACGCACGCGCTGCGAGTGGAAGGAACCCGGTTACTGGCCGTTCTCCAGCGCCGCCGATCACTGGAGCCTGCAAGAGATGCGACTGACGAAAGTCAACTCGCTGCAGAAAGTGGTGATCGGCCAGATTCATGTGCAGGGCTCCGAGCGCCCCCCGGTGAAAGTGTTTTGGAACAAGGGCAAAATCACCATGGGATTCCGGTCGAGCTACCTGCAAGACGACCCAGTCAACTCGACGGTGCTGGAAAACGCGCCGCTGGGTGCACTTTTCAAAATCAACATCCACGCAAACTCAAGCGGTGCCGTTTCCGTGTCGGCGAGCTGCAACGGCGTCAAATCCACTTCCGCAATCATGCGTCTCGACAGTACTTGGGACACGAAAACGCTCGCCTTCCACGGCGGCGTTTACAACCAGATCGATTACTCCGAAACGACCGACCCTGAAGACGCCTCGATCTGCATCATCAGCGACCTTTCAATTACCCACGCCTGATGATCCTCAAGCTTCCATAGCCAATGCGGACGAATCCTCGGCTTATACCGGCCACCTGCATTGTTCAGCTCACCCAACACGGAGGATTGGCAGTCATGCACCAGTGAGTGATTCCCCCGTGTGACGCAGTAAGCCTGAAGGCTGCGCCCAACACTCATGCAGGCAGCGAACAGTAGGTCGTCGATGTCATCGCGCATCGGCCGGAATTCCGGTAGGCCACCCTCGCGCACGAAGACAACTGGATGCTGCAAACCCAGGCCGTCGCCAGTAGCGGGCCTGGGCAATCTTTCCCGACACCACCCGCATGCACTCCCCTCCGCGCCCAACGGCAACCAGCGGAATGGATGAGTGCAGCCGAATTTTGTTGGATCAACACCGCCACCTAGGAGGCGACCATGAACGCACTCGCAGCAGCACAGTCCCGCTGGGACCGCATGATCCCTGACGATACCTCAGCGCGTGATGAGGCCGCAGCTGATTGGTCGTACAACGCCGCCGAACAGTTGGTGCTGGGCTGCGACGTGGTGATTCGCGCTCGCCGCCAAACAAAGGCCATCAGCTACGCGGACTTCCTCGGCAAGGTTCAGACGCAACTGAATCAGCGCCAGATCGACGGAGAGGACGACGAAGACCTCTTTGCCCAACTGATCATCGCCGCAATCAAGGGCGGCAACGTCAGGGGCTTTGCGGAAAAACTGCTCGGCCCACACGACCTTCAGGACATTGCCCTGGAACTGGTCGAGCCGTGGTTTGACCTTGCCATGGAGCAGGTCGCGGAGCACGACGACTGATGAGCCCGCACATCTTGATCGACGAAGCGCTGGATAGCCTTGCGCATCCAGACAGCCCGCCCGGCAACAGCATTCTGGTTCAACAGATCATCACCAACCTGATGACCGATGAGTTGATCACTCTCGAAGAATTCAGTCACTACTGCCAACGCCTGCTGAAGCATTGCAGACAGCGCAAGGAGTTCGCATGACCACCGCACCGGTTAAATCGCTGATCGACGAGCAACTGGACGACATCGAGCGGAAGATCGCCGTTCTCGGTTTCGGCCTTCCCTTCAACGAGGTGATCGGTCGCCAGCGTGACGAACTGGTCGCCAACCTGCCCCAGCGCTTGGCGGCAACCATGAAGGGCGGACGGATCGCGGTGAGGGTCCGGCCATGACCTCCTACCAGCGCGCAAAGCGCCTCCAAGCCTGGCGCGGCTCAGCCATCGCCCTTCTGCTCTTCACTGCCTGGATGCTGGCAAGCGCCTACTCCGGCCAGCTCACCCAATAACTCACACCTTCAAACGCTGCGTGCATCGCGGCAAGGATTCCCCATGTCCGCAAATACCGAACTGGCCGTAGTGCCGCCAAAGGAAACCGCCCTCGCCGTCTACAGCGCTAAAAATGGTCTCGAGCCCTGGCTGCAGAAAATCCGCACCGAGATCGACGGCTTTACGCCGGACACCAGCACCCGCAAGGGTCGCGATGCGATCGCCTCGATGGCCTACAAAGTCGGCGACCAGCTTTTTGCCGACGTCGTCCAGTGCGGTCTTGGATCGGGCGAC